GCGCCTGACGTACTGATTTGCCTAGCTCTTTTGCGAGTCTGAACCAGAATCTGCGCTCTGGCTGCTCACGGAGTTTTTTTCAGCATCCTCGATTGATGTCCCGCCGAGCCCGTTCAGCCGCATGGCTACCGTTGCCGGTGCGTCAAGGCTTGATGCTGATTTGGCCTGTAAGGACGCCATGTCTGCGAACGTGAAAAGCCGGTCGCCATTTTCATCAATACAGGTTGCGCACAGCAGCGCAGCGGCGAATTTACCGATGGGCACACCCCCACCATCGGTCGCACAGCTGGCGCGGAATTCGTCGCGCTCTGTGCCTGTCATGGTGCGGATTCTGACCGTGCCCCCCCAGGCGGGAACGGCAATGTCTTCGTGCTTGAGGTCGTTTGCGCCCAGAATAGCGCTTTTGCTCAGTAACTTCATGCCCACGATACCGACCCGCTGATCTTGCAGTCAACCGTTCCTTTGAGCACGGCATTAACACCACCGGCTGACGGGATGGTTTTCACCAGCACGTCAAACGATGCCACCGACGCGTCTGGCAGGGTGAGTTTCAGGCCGGTCACAGCACCACTGACTCGGGCCGCACGAAGCGATACCTGGCCGGGGTCTGTCTTGAGCACCTTGATCTCAAATCCGAATTTGCCCTCGTCAACAAAACCGCTGATGTATTCAGCCGCCGTGCTGTCAAGATCGGTAGTGTCAAGCTCTGCAGCCGCACCGTCAAAGCCGTTGAAGTTCAACAAGCCGTTGATCTTGGTGTAAGTGGATGACGTTGCCGTACCGCCTGACGTGTAAGTCAGGCCGGTGGTGTCAACATCAAGCAATGCAAAGGTGTTGGTGGTCGTGTTGGCAACCACATGCACCGTCGAATTGAGCGATGACATCGTGCCGACAATGGCCGCCAGCGTGACCACATCGCCATTGCTGAAGCCATGGGCTGCGCTGGTGACGATGGCCGGGTTGCCGACCGTGATGGCGGTGATTGTTTTGGTGGAGCCGGTGCCGGTGGCAATTTGCAGCGTGCTGCCTTGAGCTGATATTCCAGACATGGTAGTTTCCTTTGGACGAAAAAAAACCCGCTTGCGGCGGGCGGGTTAAGAACTCGGGCTGGCTAAAAGTGCCAGATGGATATGTCGATGATGACCCGGTACAACTTCGTATCGGGTTCGTAATCGTCTTGCTCACTCAGGATGGTGTTTTCGGTTGACCACCCGTTGAGTAGTGTTTTGACAGCCTCTGCTTTGTCGATGCACTCCAAGTGCGTGAGCGCCCATATGTCGATTTGCAGGCGCGTGTTTTTGGCATTTCCGGTGCCACCGTTAGTGTCCAGACTGATGTCTTCGACCGACGTTATTCGCGAGTACACCGCATATGGAGAGGTCACGCCGTAAGGCGCAACGGACGGGTAAAGCCGCCCGCCAAATGTGCCACCGAGCAACGCAAATAAATCAGACTGCATGCTCATGGCTTGTTCAAGTCCCGTGCATGTTTCTGGATGCGTTCATCCAGCTTTGCGCCAATGGCTTTCACCGCATTTTCCTTCTGGCCCTCAAACGCCGGGCGCAAAAAAGGCTTTGCTGGCATCTTGCTTGTGCCAAACTCGATGAAACGCCAGTAAAACGTGCTGCCAGCGTTTTTGTAAACGCCGACCTTGCCTGCGCGTCGGTTAGCTGCTGTCTTGGCATACTTGGCAACGCCGTTTTTGACACCGACATAGAACGTCTGGCGCACCGGGCCTGACTTCTCGCGGATTTGCTTTTGATACAGATTAGCCTTGAGTGCCCCCGTCAATTCCGGTGCCTTTGAAATAGCCTCTTTCTTGATCACGCTTGCGCCCGCGTTGACGGCAGCACGCAAGCCGTTTCTGGCGACACGCTCAGGCAATTCGTGCAAGGCTTTTGCAAGTTCTGCAAAGCCCTCAAATTGGACGGTGACATCAGCCATTTTTGACACACACCAGATCAATGTAAGTTTTCTTGCCATCAGGCAAAACTGCTTCGATGTCGTAAACGCTCGCGTCGTAAACAATGCGCTGGCCAGCGTTAAACACCCCGTGTCTGACACGGATAGACACTTTGCTGATGCTGGTATCGGCCCCGGCCTTGATCGTGCTGATGCCGTTTAGATGCTTCACATTGGCCCATAGATCAGCGGTGTTTGTCCACGCCGTCGAAGGCTGGCCTATGGTGTCAACCGTGGCAACTTTCGTTTGCAATGTGACGCGGTGATTCAGGACCATACTTTCCCTATCGCGCCCATCCTCTCGTCTAGGCTGTGCGGGTCTTCAATCAACATCGAGACAAAAATCTTGACCTGGCGTTTGAAGTTGCCTGGCACCAGTGCTGCGCTCGCGTATCCAGCGACAAAGCGCACTTTGACGCCGTCTATATCGCCACGAACCGACGGCCACACCACACCATAAGCCGGGGTGATTCTGGCAAAGCCGAAACCGTCGTTGATCAGTGTGTATTGATCCTCTGCGAGCGTGACTGTGGCACCAGTGCCATCAACGTAGGTAATGCTTGTCACAGACTGCACCGGGTTGCGCGTCAACTCAAACTTTGCCGGAAACGCATCGCATGAATACTCAAACGTCTGTGTCATCAGACATTGGTTGTTTTCGTGCTCGGTAAGCCTGGTGCAGTCGTCGATCATGGTCTCAATTTCAGCGTCGAGTGCCGACGAATCGAAACGACAAGCGAGCTTAACCTCGTCAATGTCCACCGGGTAAGTGGTGGCTGCGGTGATCAGGCGTAGCGTCATTTACTTGGCTTTTTTTGGCTTCTTTGCCGGTGCTTCTGGCTCTGCAACTGGCACGGGTGCTTCTGTGTATTGAGCCACACCGTCGCGCACATAGAACTCGGCTAAAGCAGAGTCGCAGCGCATCACGTCGCCAGCGGCAAAATTGCCATAGGCGCTGTGTGATCCGGTGCGCTTGAATTTGATTTGTACTTGCATAAGTTCCTCCAAACAAAGGGGCCAGCCTTGTGAGCTAGCCCCTTCAGTTGTCAAACTCAGATAGGTGTCAGATCACCGCCACGAACGGCTGCGGGTTTTTCCGTAGCGAGTGCAAGGCGGCGCTCGGCGCGCAGCGTGATCAGGTTCTTGGTGAAGTTGTCGCTGTCAGAGTCAGACATTTCCACCACCACGCCTTCACGGTTGTAAACCATGTAGGCTTCGCTGAATCGACCCACTTGCAGCGTGTCAGCAGCCATGCCAATGGCCTGGATGACGGGCACACCGAACAGGCGCGGTTGACCGCCTTCGGCAACGCTGTAGAGCGTCTGACCGGCAGCGGTTGTCATCAGTTCGATCTCCATCGCAGCCCAATCAGCCGGGTTCAGCACAATCGCATCGGCAGGGTAGCCAGCGGCGTACAGGGAGGCCATGATCTTGCGGATCAGCACAAACTTTTTGAACGTGGTGCCCAAAGCTGCGTCGGCGATGCCGTGTGCGGTGTAGTTTCCGGTGTCGTAGGTGCCCGAGATGTTCGGGGCTGTGCCGTCACCGACAACCAGTTGCGTGTCGACCTTCTGGTTCACGCCGTAGCGCATGCGGGTGTTCACATAAGCGGCCAGCGCGGGTGCGTCGGCAGCGAGTTGCTTGGAAATTTTGATCCAGTGGGCAACGGTGGACACAGGCATGTTGACCAGCGACCAGGTGAGCGCCGATTCAGCCTTGGCAGCGCCTTCAGCCGCTTCTGCCGCGCTGTTGGTGAACGAGGCTTCTTTGGTGAACTCGATGGCGTTGCTGGTCGTTGTGGTGGAAGGCAAAAGGGCTTCCATGGCGAACGGCAGCACGGCACCACCGACGATACCGGCGTTGCGTTGGGGTGCAACCGTAGTATCTGAGCCGGTGAGCGTGTTTTTGATTTCAACGCGCAGCTTGTTCAGGTTGCCGCCAGCGAAGTCGCCGTAACGGGTGTTCTTGATCAACTGTTCACCCCAAGAACTGATCCTGGTTTCTTCTTTGGTGGCGGTGGCTCTCTGCTCGACGCTCAACAGGCGATCAGCCAGTTCGCGTTGCTGCACACCAATGGCGTCAAGCGCCGTTTTGGTGTCGGCAGAGATTTTGCCAACGGTTGCGGCTTCGCCGTCTGCTTTGACAGATATGGCGGTGAGTTTTGCCTCGACTTGATCGAGGGCTTTGAGGATTTCTGCGGTCATTTTGGGTTCCTTTGGACGAAAAAAAACCACCTGAAAAGGTGGCTGGTTGCGGGTGATGCGTGCTTTATGCGCTGATTCGCTGGATACGCTCCAGAATTTCAGCCATTTGTTTCGCTTCTTTGTCGCCAGCCCCAGCATCCCGCAGGGTGAACAACTCTTTAGCGCGGGCGGTCAACGCTTTTGCCGCCTCTTTACCGAATCCACCCGCATCCCGCAGGTAAGACTCAAACTCTCTAATGGTTTCAATGCCGTTGACGGCCTCTGCCATGTTTTTGACGCTGGAAAGGTCAACGCGAGCAGCGTTGTCAGCCGGGAATACAACCGGGCTTATTTCCATCAAATTCGACCATTTGCGGATAATTCGACCGTTTTCTGTTTCGTCGTAATCGCCAGCCTTGAGATATCCGCCGATAGACAACCCATCAAGGGTGCCGTGTTGCATGGCAGCTCGAACGTCTGCTGCGATTCCAAGCCCAGGCGTCAATTCGCCTTCAACAAATAAGCCGTGATCATCTTCTTTTGCCTTGATCCATTTGCCAATAGGCATAGTCCATTCATGGGCAAAAAACATTTTTGGCTTGCCGCTGCGCAAAGTGGACTCAAACGCGCCCTTGATGATGGTGTCGCCATACGAATCCACACCACCAAAGACGCTGGCGTAGCCAGAAAATTTGCCCGTGTCGCCTTCCAGCTTCAGATCGACCGAAGCCAGTTCAAGTGTCTTTTTAATCAGCATTTAATGCTCCTATTGCGCGATGTTTGCGCCGTTGCCGCCTGATGCGGTCTGTTGTCCAAGCATGGCTAGCGGGACAAGGTTGCTTTGCGCCGTTAACTGGTCAGCGCCAGCCATTGCAGGCAGGTTTTCCAACTGTCTGCATTCCGCCCTGGTGGCGATGCCGTTCTGCACCAGCTTGCTGTACAGTTCTGCGCGTTGAACTGGTGATCCGCGCAGTAAGGCATCCAATGAAAACTCAGCCGACCCTGTTGCACGTTGTTTTGGTGTCATGACGCGCTTACGGGTGGCCTGCTCAATCGACACCAGCACCGGGCGAATGGATAATTTGTAAAATCCGTCCAGAATCTGCTCGATGCCGCTGCCCCAGGTCGTGACATTGGCGTGATGCACCAGCACAGGCGGGACACCAAACCATCGACAAACTTCCTCGACGCCATATTGGCGCGTTTCAAGTAGCTGTTGATCCTCTGGTGACATGCTCAACTGCTGGTATTTCATGCTGGCTTCCAGCAAATACAGTCGTGATCCGTTGCCTTCTGCCATGCCTGCAAAGCGCTCGAGCATGGTTTTGCGCTGTTCAGGGTTCAATACC